TAGCCTGATCGTCATAGCCATCAATGTGTACGGCTATCTCTCGGCCTAGCGTCTGATTGAATCGCTCTACTAAACTCTTGCTGTAGGCTATAGATGGAGCAAAGCATACGGCTCGCTTAGTCAAGCCATTCGAGTGCTTGACGTAATTGTCCACAATATCGCCTGCCAGCGTGTCGTCCTCCTGCATACGCTTTCCTAAATCTTCAGCATCATAATCATGATCGCCTGTGTGTGACTTCTTGAGCTTCAGATCAGAGACATCAACTGTCCTGCCGTGGTAGTAATCAGTAGGACAAAGCCAGCCAGCGTCTATCAAATCCTGCGGAGTGGTAGTGACTATCAGGTCTTGCCATAAGCCTTCAGAGGCCATACCACGGCTGTAAGGCGTGGCGGTAAGTCCGATGAAGGTAAGGTTGTTGAATCGCCTCATCTGGTCTAGCAAGCCTTTATACATATTATGCGCCTCATCTATGATCGCTATGTCATAGGTGAAATGGTTGCGCCTGACGGCTGTGGCTGTGCTGACGATCTGAATATTTTCATTAGGATCGTACTTAGGACTGTCGCCTTGAAGCACTGAGTAACTTGCACCAAGGCTTTTAAAGGTTTCTTCAGTCTGACTCAAGAGCTTCAGCCTGTCGCAAAAGAACGCCACTCTAACCTTTGGATTCTTCTTAACGGCCTGCATGGCTATGTAACAGGCGATAATCGTCTTACCCATAGAGCAAGGCGCACTGAGAATTACTCGCTTGTTGCCAGCTCTGAGGCTGTCTCGCAGCGCGTTAATCGCTACCGTTTGATGAGGTCTAAGGCTGATCATGAGGCTCAAGCTCCTTACAGACATCATCATAGATGCCTTTGTAGTCTGGATGACCGTAATCACTAGAGCCATCAGTCATCTGGTACGTTCTCCACAAAGCAACGTCAGAGCAGTAGCGGAACTCAGCAGCCTTAGCCTCCTCAAAGTCTGAGCCTCCAGCCATAAGAAATCCTACGACAACAATTAGTCCAGCAGCTATACCAGTTAGATTCCGCATCGTTCGTCCTCCTGTGCTGCCAGATGGTACATCTGAGAGCAATACTCTGGGTAGGTTGCTTCCCAGACCTGTTCTTTTAAACGATCCCAATCACGGCTAAACATACGGCTTAGCTTCTTGTCAGCGACTTCATGACCGTAAGACTCAACGAACTCAGGATAGTTCGCTACCATGCTGCCCATGATCAGTGCGTCTAGCAGCTCGTTTGTTTGATCTAAGTTAAATTCCATCATGCTACTTCTCCAACTGATAATAAGAGCGAACCGCTGATCTTAGGTATCCAGCGGCAGTGTCCATCAAGGCTTTCTGCAAAACCTTTTGCGCTTTACCAATTTCTTCGAGGTTGCCGTAGGCTAGATCGACTATCATGCGAGCAGCATCACCGCCATCCATGTATGTAAACAGCGCAGCGTCGAGGTTATCAGCAGCGTCACAGGATAAGAAAAGATGATCAAGGATGTCATCACGGTCAGGCTCAGGCAAAGAGTCCATGTCATAATATGGATCTAAGCCAAGCTCTTCTACTTTATCAACGATTTGGTTATAGCTAAAAGACATAAGGTTCTCCCATTAGTGAGCAGCACCTCGCCGCTCCATGTACACATCATAGCAAAACTACACATCAAGTCAACTTTTTTACACTTATCACACAAGTTAAATAAGTTTAACATTCAACAACTTAGAGATTACGGACAAAATAAATAAAAAAAATAGCAAATCTGTCCGCAGTTACGGACAAATTCACAGGTTTTTTCGGCTGATTTGTCCTTGACTAAAGGAACATAAGCCACTCATCTGGATGCTCGCTCAGCTTCATGCCAGCCTTAATTAACTCCATACGCTCAGGAGTTTCCACTACAGGCCGTGTACAGATCGCTGGATCAGCTTGAAACATACCGCAGCCGTTAGCTCTGAAAAGCGCAGCAGACGCCTTGTAGCTGCCTTTTGGCGCATCAAAAGCCTCTGGCTCATGGAATACGTCTTGGTCATAAGGTTCGCCGCAATGTGGACAATAAACGTCAAACATAATCTTTCTCCCATCAAGGTTATGCGCCTCCGAAGAGGCGCTTGGTTTTAGGCTGCTTTTGCTTTTTTACGCTCAAGCTCTTGTGCTACAGCGATAATCACCGCTAGTGGAGTCAGCTTGCCGTACAGGTAGTAATAGCATCGTACAAACTCAGTTCCAACATGATTGATTACCATGTGAGGATTAACATGAACATCGAGACCGCCAAACAACTCCGCAACTTTGATGCCTTCAGCAAACTGCTGCTTACGCTTTTTAAGTAAGTCGCTCATAAAAGACTTAACCTCAGCGTCTTTTACTTCTACCTCGGAAAGCTCCTTGGATTCTTTAATGATTGGCGTATCTTTAACAAGTCCACGCAACTCTACGAGCAAAGCCACCGTAGAAGCGTTGTCACCGTAGAACTCTGAATGCTTATCTAAGCGAACATTGTGAAGCTCATAAGGAGTATCGAATCCACTGCGAACCTGTGAGTAAGCTCTGTTAAGAGCCTCAAATGCTTCTTTCTGACGAGCTTTGCAGTTAAAGCCTGCTTCTACTAAACAATTAGCCATTTCTACATAAAACTCTACAGTTCGGTCTGCGTGTCCAGTGGCCTTGTTCATTTCTAAAACTATGTTTCCCATCATGTTTCTCCTTTAGACGAGCAGCGTTGTGCAACTCCATGTGAATCATTCTACAGTAATCACACTTGCCGTCAACAACTTTCACACTTATTTGAAGAAAAAAGTCATTTAGATGGTTTGGGACACCTAGTCCCTAGTTTCAGCATGATCCGCAGTGTATCTATTGCCAGAACGCTTTATCATCCGTGATTGCTGCGTCAAGCCACCTCTGTGTCCGCTAAACTGGTTTGCCGCCCTTCCCTTGCTGGTTGGGCGCGATCCCATCACTCTCGGAACACTGCGCTATCTGGGTGTTTCAGGCTACCCATAGGCCATAATCCATGAGTTATACGGTCAGGATTTATCACACCGGATCGCCAATATACACCTTAATTATTGTGTTGTACAATACACTATATGTATTGGCGTAATGCAGATCTCCCTACTGCATCTTGTATCTCCCATCACGAGCCTCGCTCTCAGGTGCGCCAATACACCTAATTATAAAACTTTTTTCAAACTTGCTTGCACAATAACCCAACAACGTGCTAGATTCCTATCTCCACTTACAGAGCGATGGGAGTCACTCATGGATAAATCTCACTTTTGGTCTGCGTTTTTTAAGGCGCAAGCAAGTTTCACTTCACCTAAAAAGTCAGGAGTCAACGGATTCGCTAATGGTCATAAGTACCATAAGCTCGAAGACTTGCTGCCTGCCGTTTATAAAGTCCTGTCAGAGCAAAGCATTTTTTTCTACTTTGAAGACATCAATCAAGAGGATCAGGCTGGCGTACGCATCTGGATGCGGCACGAGCCTAGCGGTCAGGAAGTCTGCCAAGAATGCCTTGTTGATAAGAAAGAGCGTCACGCACAAGCTACTGGAGGCTGTTATACCTACGCTAAGCGTTACATTTTATGCAGCTTATTTTTAGTCAGCGATCCAAAGCTAGATGATGACGCAGACTTCGCTACTAATGGTAAGCGTGAAAAGTCTACTCCAAAGCCAAAACTTGCCACTGATGAGACTGTTGCTAAGATTCGCGCAAAACTTGCTGATCTTAATGTTTCTGAAGAGGCTGCTTTATCAAAGGTTGGCTCTAAAACATGGGTTATCACTAATGATCAGGCCAACATCATCCAAGGCAGGATTGATCAATTGGAGACAGCCTTATGAGAGTTTACTACGATGTTCAGCAAGGCACTGACGAATGGCTGGCACTGCGAGCTGGTTGCATAACTGCATCTAGCTTTAAGTCACTGGTAACTAGCCGTGGTGAAAAGACTGCATCTTCTACTCGTGATACTTACCTTAACCAAGTCATTGCTGAGAGGCTCACAGGAAAGCCTGTGGACACTTTTAAGAACGCCGACATGGAAAGAGGAAACGAGCGTGAAGGCTCAGCAAGAGACCTATTTGCTGCAATTATGGAGGTAAATGTTAAAGAGGTAGGCTTCCATCTTCACAGCGACTATGACATAGGATGCTCGCCAGATGGCCTGTTTTCACTAGATACTGACACAGGCGTTGAGATTAAGTCGCCACGAGCCTCTACCCATATTCGTTATATGCGTAGCAAGAAGCTGCCTGTGGAGTATGTTCAACAAGTTCAACTGAGTATGTGGCTGCTTGAAGTAGAGCGTTACTTCTTTTTCAGCTATCACCCAGACCTAAAACCTCTCATCATTGAGGTAAAGCGAGATGATGAATTTATTGATAGAGCTGTGCCAATCTTAATTGAAGCAGCAAATTATGTTAAATCTGAAACGGAGAAGCTAAATGAGCAACCAATTTACCACGCTTACAAGCGTTAATAAGTCCCAGTATGACGACTCTTATTATGCCTCTATTGATCCAGAGGCTCTTAAAGCGCTTCTTGCTGCATATGAGCAAGGCGCAGTAAATCTTAACAAGACAGGAAAGATTAGCCTCAAAGGTTGGAGAAATGAAAGCAAAGACGGAGGCCAGCCATACATTTCACTAAAATGGGCTGCTCCTCTTAGCACTGCTCCAGCTTCAGAAGCTCCAATTAGCAATGAGGATATACCATTCTAATGAAAGTTATTGACCTAAAAGAAGCTGGTCTTAACAGAGCGCCTTCGCGCAGCAAGTATGTTGCGCGTTGGCTCGAAATTTCTGAGACTGAAGCTCTTCAATTTGACGATTATGATGATATGCGCACTGCCTATCATTCAATCTCTAGCTACTGCCGCAATAAGCCAACCAAATACAAGGTTAAGCAGTTTTCTGATCAAGCAGCAAAACGCTACTTAGTATTGAAGGTGCGTGAATGAAGATTACTGCGGCAGATACTATGTTCAGTAAGTGCGTGAGATCCCGAGCCAACTGGCGCTGCGAAGCCTGCGGCACACAGTATGAGGAAGGATCTCAAGGACTTCATTGTAGTCATTACTTTGGGCGCAGAGCTTACGCTGTACGCTTTGATCCCATGAATGCCTTTGCTCATTGCTTTGGTTGTCACCAGAAGCTAGGTAGTAATCCTGACGACTTCCAGCGATGGGCTGAGGCGCATCTTGGCGAAGAGGCTATTGGTATTCTGCGTGAGAAACGAGAGAACATTAGCCTTGCCAAAGATTATAAAAAGAACCTCAAAGACGTTGCTAAACATTACCGTGAGCAATACGCACTAATCCAAGAAGCGCGAGAAAAAGGCAACGATGGAAGAATCGAATTCATTGGGTATATTTGATATGAGTATAAATGAAGGTCAACACTGGATAGTTAATTCAGACCACGCAATGAAGATGTTTAAGGAGCATATAGACGAGCTGTATGCCAAGGACAAGTATCTAGTTATTAAATGGGCAACTGGCAAGCAACGCAGCTTAAAACAGAACTCAGCTCTACACGTTTGGTGTCAGCTCATGGCTGACGAGTTGAACTCTGCTGGCTTAGGAATGGAGAAGGTTTTAGAACATAAAGCATCCATTGATTGGACGATGGCAGGCGTTAAAGAACATCTTTGGAAGCCAGTTCAGGAAGCTATGACAGGCAAGGACTCTACCGCTAGTGCCGAGAAATTAGACTACGTTAAAGTCTATGAGACATTAAACCGTCACTTTGGTGACAAGATGGGCATTCATGTGCCGTGGCCTACCTTTGAAACAAGTAATTCTTGAAATAGATCCGCTATGGCGTGAGATTGCTGAAGATAGTCCTAATACCTTGAATTCTAGGTCTGTTAATAATAACTCATCTGTAACTGGGATTATCGGAGAACTGGCTGTTTCTAAGGCGCTTGCAAGTCTTGGTATTGAACACAGCGTAGACAATACTTATGAGTATGATTTCCTAGTTGAAGGCATTAAAGTAGACGTTAAAACGACTAATTTTATTTTTGGCAGGATAAAAGAACACCATACTATAATGCTGACAGACTACCTTCGTAATCAACAATGCGATGCTTATATTTTTGCCGCTATAAATTATCCTGAAAATGCCGTATATATTATGGGATGCTGTGCTAAATTTTGGTTTTGGGAAACTGATGTTGCAAAAGACTACAAAAAAGGTGAGGCTATTTTTAAACAAGCAATTAAAGAAGACGCTAGACTCATAAAATTTAAACATCTAACTAGCTTCTATAAATTGCCATTACTTCTAGAGGCGTTGAAATGAAAAGATTACAATTTGAAATTAAAAGCAACGAAGATTTAGAAGATTGGCTAGAACTGGCAGAAGAACGAATGTCAGAGGATGACTTTAATTATATTGCTACTATGGCTTTCAACTTGGCAAATATGGATGAGTTTATTTTTGGTAATGATGAGCTAAGCGATAAGTTCCTGCATTATCAAGCTAGATTTTATTACAGTGATATTTTGCATTAGATAATGCCTTTTTCTTTTAGCTTCTTGTAGTTTTCCTTATGAGCATTCTGTATCTCTGACTTGTTTTGTCCGTGATAAGCAACTGCTAAGTTTTCTTTAACAAGCTCTCCATTGATACTTGTTCCGTCTTCCAGTTTTATAACGCCTAAGTATCGCCCGAACTTTCCTTTTTCTTTTGTGGTGAGAGTGTAAGTCCCGCCATCGTGTAGCAATCCCTTGACAAATTCCTTTGCGGCAAGTCCCGCTGCCTTTTCTTTTGGGTCTCTGCTACGACACTCGGGGCAATCCACGCCAAAAAGACGGATAGACTCACCACAGCGCCAAGTACCAAAGCCCAAATCAATGTCAACCAAGATAGAGTCACCATCAATTACCCTTACAATTTTACAACGGTAATCATACATAGGAGCCGTTCTCAATCATACTAGCCAACTCTTTGGCTCGATTACCTGTCTGCTTTGCGAAACGACTATCTAGTAGCTGAATAGCAGCCTCTTTGTAATCTGCCTCCTCAAGAGCCTCGATCATTTTTTTAAAAGTGCGGAACCTTGTCGCTCCGAGACAAAAGAAAGCATCTATAACCGCTTCTTGCCGAACCTCATCAAGATCGCCAAACCATCGGTATTCTTTGCTCAGTTCTTTAATGCAACGCAAAACGTCGTTAGAAAGTAAGTAATCTATCTCGTCCTCTGACAAGCCAAGACCGCCTCTTGGATCAACATTTCGACCTACGCCTATTGTGTACCTATCCTCGCTACACATATAAACATGAGTCTCTGCGCCTTCGTGACGCTTGAGCATTGCAATCAACTTGTCCATTTTATTTTTTTCCATTACTGCCACCAAAAAAGAATGCAGATATTCCTGAAACTAAACCGCCCAGATAACCAAGAATCAGATTAACTACACCATCATCATTCGCGTCTGGCGGCTGTATTGTTACCATGAAGACGTATCCAAGAAACCCAAGCAACGCAACCATCGCAAAGATTTTTGGTATCGGATCATCTCCAAACGTCTTTCTAGCATCTTTCCTATCATCAACCTCAGCCTTAAACGACTCAAGGTTTATCTCCATCTCTTTTAGCTTGTTTTGAAACTCGCCGTCCGCTTGTTTAACTAGCAATGCTTTCTCTGGCTGAGTCTCTAATATTTTTTCAATTTCTTCTACAGATGCGTTAGGAGAGCCTATCCTAGACGCAACCATCTTTACCGCCATTCCTGCTAATGGGCCTCCTGTAGCTTCTGCGACAGTAGGAGCAAGAGTTTTAAGTAAGCTACCTAGTTTAAGCATCTTCGGCTACGATCTTATCAATCGTGTCGCATACATCTTCTACAATAACACCAGTAGTAGCGGATAACGCAGACCTGCCTACGGCTCGCATACCTTTATACACACCAGAGCAATAAAGTTCTTTATTTTCTCGCACCTGCTCAATAGTTGTGCAAGACGCCATGAGTAGAGCTATGCTAAATATCAACGCCAACCTTGCCATTTTTTTGCTCCTTGAGAAAAGTGTCCAAGCATTTTTTATAACCGTCCATTAAATGATCGGCTATCCTATCTTTAAAATCACCACGGTCTTTCTTTCGGTAATACTTACTAGGATTTATTATCGTCGGGCCACCGTTTGAAAAATACAGCATAGTCTGTGACTTGCTAGGCCCATAACATAAGCGAGGAACCCTTGGTACTATGTCTGATCCTTGAACCACTGATATTTGGTTGTCCAGCGTCATAGGACGTTTAAATCCCTTAAAGAATGTATTGGGTTTGCCAAAGGTAATAAGATTTAAATTATCATGCTTGCCATTTAGCTTAGCCGCAGAAAGCTCTGCCATCGCACCACCAAGACTATGACCGCAAATTAGAGTGCGCTTGTTATAATCTATATGTTTTTCTATTTCTGACCAGATAGATTTATGAGACATAGCAAAACCTGCATGACACAGGCGTTTAACGTAAGGAACTGGAATTACTGCAAGGTCAGTCAGTATGTCTATCTTCTCCTGTGTTCCTCTGAAGACAATAATATCTATAGACTTGCGTTTTACAACAAAAGCAGTAGCGCTAGTTAGCTTGTTCTCAATCTTTATAGCGTCACGGTTCTCATCGTTGTAAGCCTTAATCGACCAACTACAAGCCATGTTTAGCAATACAGGATCAAGTTTCATTTGTCAGCCTTACTCTCTAGTCGTTTAAATATTGCACCAAGCATTTCTTTAATTTCGCGTATATCTTCTCTGTAATCTTCTTTAGCAACATACTGCATAGGAATAGCTTTCATGTCAGCATCTATTCTATCTAGTAATACAAAAACACGGTTCACCATCCAACCTCCGATAAAGCCTACCAGAGCAATGCCTACGTTAAAAATTACTTGGTATTCCATGTTAAGTTACCAGACCTATCATCCAAAATATTGTTGCCAAAAAAACAGAGGTCATTAAGATTATAAGACCTCCATCAATTATTAAACGCTTTTTTTTTGCTCTTGCCTCTGCTGCGGCTAATCTATGAGATCTTATTGTTCGTCGTGTTTTCATCATCTCATTGTAAAAGTCTTCTCCTACTGTAAGCACGAGAAGTTCACGCAACTGTTTCTCCATTTGTTGCGTCTTGTGCTTTGCCATTTGTATCTCAAGAGCTTGGCTTTCTACAGAAGAGCCTCTAAGGAACTTTGGGCCATATTGATTCTCTTTTTCTATCTCAAGTATCTTTTCTTTGGAGTCGAAAAACTTACCCAAATATTGCGCTGTATCTTCTATCTCGCGTCCAGCATTTACCGCTTTGGCGACAAGATTATAGGCTCTACTTGCTCCTGCTATACACGCGCTAATTGTTACAGGATCCATTAGTACGGCCTCACTTTCTCAGGGTCTGCCCTTCTTGGTAAACAATAGGCAGCAAGGGCGATGCCTCTCGGCTCGTAATTAAGTGTCCGTTCTACTTTCCCCTTAACGATGGCGTTCGCAAAATAATTGCATCTGTTGATGTCGTAGAACCACATATCCGCAGACTGTACCTGTCCGTTTACCAATACCATAAGCAAGAACAGGTGTGTCATATTACTCTTCTATTCTTGGATCAACCCAATCAGGACATAACTCCCAAGCGCCGTTGACGTAGTTGTACTTGCAACCGTACCAATCGTCTGGCTCAGTCACGCCTTCAATAAGAGTAGCGTTGCTAGAGTTCATGTCGCCAATAATAAAGTCCAAGTTAGCAGGGTCACCCACTTCGATATGGTCAGCTTTCATGTTGACTTGCTTGTCGTCTGCAAAGAGATACTTAGAGCAGTTCATTTCACATACTATAGTTTTCATGATTATCCTTCCAATAGGATTGAGGTTGATGATAAAGCCCGCCCTGCGGGGACGGAAGATACTGTTGTTGATAATGAGCCGTCTGATTGGACGTAGTAATCTGTGTTTGGGGTAAACGCATTGCCTGATAAAGTACCTACAACGGCTGTTCCTACCGTCCCGTTTCGGAAAGAAAATACCATTTTATTAGCCGTTGAGTCGTAAGTCACCGCACTGTCAGAATAACTAGTGTCCCCCGTAAAGTTAGTCCCTGCCGTAAAAGAAATATCCGTGCCTGAAACTGTACCAACTGAAGAGAATCCATCAAAAGTAGTAAGACTTTCTGAATACGCTACTACTACTTTGTTGGCAGTAGAGTCAAATGCCGTATTAATGTTTCCTGTAGATGTGGCAAGAAACACAACAGGAGTGCCAAAAGAAATACTGGTTCCACTGACCGTCCCGACAATTCCAGTGCCGACATTTGAATTGGCATAAGCTATTACAGTTTTGTTGGCATTTGGATCGTAAACGCTTGAAACACTAGCCGTAGTGCCCGCGTTAAAAGTTACAGCGGAGCCAAAACTTATGCTTGTGCCAGAAACAGTTCCAACTACGGCTTTACCGTAATTATCTACATTTTGATAAGCTATGACTATTTTGTTAGCGCTAGAGTCAAATGTTGTTGAAGTGTCAGGGGTATTAGCAGTATTAAAAACTACTTCTGAACCAAAACTAATACTTGTCCCACTAACTGTTCCAACAGTTGCAGTACCGTAATCAGAGTTTGAATCGTCTCTATAGGCTACTACTACTTTGTTTGAATTAGAATCAAACGTAGAGGATACATAACGAGTGCTACCATTATTAAAAATTGCAGTACTTCCAAAACTTATGCTTGTACCGCTAACTGTGCCTACAATAGCTGTGCCTTTACCCGAGTTTGCGTCGTCTCTGTACGTTACTACTATTTTGTTTGAATTAGAATCAAATGTTGCCGAGATAAACTCAGAAGCGGCGCTTTCAAAAATTACCGGACTTCCGAAACTAATAACACCTGCGCTGATTGTTCCGACAGCCGCCGTGCCATATTGACTATTCCCATAGTCTGAGTAAAACACCACGACCTTGTTTGCATTTGTGTCAAACACCGAACTTATATATAGCGTTGGCCCATTAGCGTCGAAGTCAACACCGGAGCTTGGTGTGTATTCTTGGGGTATAGAAGCCCCTGCATTTGAACTGTTAACCCCGCCCTGCACAATCACTGCGCCTGTAGCTGTGTCTGCTATGGCTTGATCTGTTATGCCTATGAAGTCGGCGGAGTTTGGGCCTTCGTTTTGAAAAACTAAAGCTGTGCCGTAAGATGAATTACTGGTGTTTTGATAAGCAAAAACTACCTTATTGTTGGTTGAGTCGTATGCCGAGGAAACGTCATTAGGCACGATAGCAGATAAAGTAAATTCACTACCAAAAGAAATACTTGTCCCTGAAACAGTTCCTACTATGCCAGTAAGGTAATTTGAGTTTCCTGAGTCGTAGTATCCAATAGTTACTTTTCCTGCGCTTGTGTCGTAAGAAGCTGAAATATAAGATGTTGATGAAGCATTGAAAGTAACAGCACTTCCAAACGAAATGCTTGTGCCAGAAACAGTCCCTACAATTGCCTTACCAACGCCTGAGCTTCCAGTATTACGATAAGCAATTACTACTTTTTCTGCGTTTGTATCGTAAACAATAGAAGGCGTTGTATATTCAATAGAGCTATTTTGGAAAACAACCGAAGAGCCAAAAGATATACTTGTTCCAGAGATAGTGCCAACCACTGCATAGCCCTTTCGACCTTGAGCTACATTTTGATAAGCAATTACAATCTTTCCAGATGCAGCATCAAATGCCATACCTGTCCTGTCTATTTGCTGAGATTCAAAAGTTGCTTCTGAACCAAATGAAATAGAAGTACCAGAAACAGTTCCTACAATTGCAGTTCCGTATAAGTTGCTTCCGTCTCGATACGCTATAACTATTTTGTTATTTATTGAATCAAATGCAGATGAAGTATAAATAGTCCCTGAAGTATTAAAAACAACTGGAGTGCCAAAAGAGATAGATGATCCGCTTATTGTCCCAACTATTGCCGACTGTATATACAATATAACAATTTTCTGGGAATTAGCATCATACGTTGCTGAAATACCAGAAACGCTAGAAGAATAAAAAACAACAGGCGTTCCAAACGATATAGACGTACCAGATATAGTGCCAACTACTGCTGTACCGTAGTCTGAATTACCTGCGTCTCTATAGGCTATGACTATTTTGTTATTAGCAGAATCATAAGCAGTAGAACTGAAAGCGGCACTAGCACTTTCAAATACAACAGGAGTACCAATAGCCTGTGGGTTTGCGTCACTAGCAATTGCAGTTACAGTCCCATTACTTTTAAGCGCAACAGTAACCCCACTACCTAACGTGCCACTAGCCACGAACGATGCTGACTTTGCCCCTGCTCCGGCAGGTAGTAATTCACTCAAATTGCTCATGTTGTGTAATCCAAGTTAATGCTAGTGGAGGACAGGGCTTTGCCTGCTAGTACGCTTGATACTGTCGTGGACAAGCTGCCGTCTGTTTGGACGTAATATGTCGAGTTAGGCGTTAGTCCTGTGACGTTGGTAGATATACCGCCTTTGATTGTCACCGAGCCAGATGCAGCGTCGGAGATGGCAGCGTCTGATATGCCTATAAACCTTTCGCTTGCGTTATCAACATAGCCAGTTGTAAATACCCATGCCTCTGAGTTTGTTAAGTCTAGACCAGACGCAATAACGACTTTTTTGTCTACAGAGTTATAAACGGAAGTAGGCGTTTGAAATCTTGATGTGGTAATTAAAGTAGAAGACGTAAAAGTAAACGATGTCCCAGACACAGTTAGAATTACTGCCTCGCCTCTTATGCTTAGAGTGCTGTTACCGTAGGCAACTACTACTTTTCTTGCGTTTGCGTCATAAACACAAGAAATTAAAATAGTATTGGAAGACTTAAAAATAACAGGAGTGCCAAAACTAATACTTGTGCCTGAGACAGTCCCAACAATTCCAAGCCCGTAACCTGAAGTGTTATTATCTTGGTAAGTAATAACTACTTTATTGTTGTAGCTATCAAATACTGCGTTGCCGACAGCTCCTGATGATATATCGTCTGCTGTAACTGGAGTGCCAAATGTGACTGTAGAAGCACCAACAGTACCTACTGCGCTTTTCACAAAACCAGCTAAATAATAACAAACAACAACTCTACTGGTACTTGTGTCGTATACCGCTGATGTATATGAAGTCGCTTCTGTAGGGTCATACTGAGTTTCTGTTCCAACAGTAAATGTAGTGCCTGATGTAGTTATCAACACCGCAATATTTGAGTAAAAACCAATTAGCTTTTCACTATTTGGATCGTAACAAACTGCCAAATAATTACGAGAAAAGCCAGATTTAACAACTTGCCTAGTTCCAAAAGAAATACTCGTACCAGATACAGTGCCTAGTATGCCTGTTGGATAACTTGAATTTGAACTATCCTTGAACATCAAAAATACATTACCAGTAGAAGCGTCATAAGCAATAGAACCAGTGTATCCATTTGCTCCTGATACAGTCACTGGAGTGCCAAAAGAGATAGACGATCCGCTGACTGTGCCAACTATTACTAAGTTTGTGTAAAATATAACAACTTTATTGTTTACAGGATCGTAAGCAGATCTTTGGGCTTGATAGTTGCCTGAAGTATCGTACTCAGTTGGCGTTCCTATCGAGGTAGTAATAGTAGATTGAGACGCAACACTGACAGTTCCATCCGAATTTAAAGCAACAGTAACCCCATTACCTATAGTCCCAGATGCTACGAAGCTAACTTGCTTGCCACCCGCACCCGCAGGTAATAAATCTGAAAGATTACTCATGTCAAATCCATCATGTTAATCGTGGTTGCGGAGATTGCTTGGCCTATTTTAACAGCACTTGAAGTAGTGGATATAGAGCCGTCGTTTTGAACGTAGTAGTCAGCGCCTATAGTCAGACCTGTCTGCGCTTCGTTAATCCCACCGTAGACGTTTACTGCGCCTGTGGCTGTGTCAGAGATTGCTTCGGCTGTTATGCCTATGAAGTCTGCGGAGTTGGTCTGTACATAAGAAGGCGTAAAAACTACACCTTTGCCAAAAAGCACATCGTCTGCGTAAGCAATAACAATTTTTTGGTCAGTAGTGGAATACACAGCAGAATTAAAAAGTGTTTCAGCGTTATAAAAAACAAACTCAGAGTCAAAAGAAATAGAAGTTCCAGAAACCGTGCCGATTCTTAATGTTCCGTAACTAGAATTTGAGTTGTCTTGGTATAGAATAATTGGTTTGTTTATATTTTGATCAAATACGGTTGATATGTAAGCAGTCGTTCCGCTATTAAAAACAAACTCAGTACCAAAAGTTACGTTCGTGGCCGTTACATCCGCAATATAAGATACGCCGTAGTTAGAGAGTCCACCTTTTCTATACGCAAGAATCATTTTACCCGCCGAGGAATCCCATACCGTGCTTATATACGAAGGAGTTCCACCAAACTGCGCATAGGAATTACTGTTAAAACCCGTGCCGGATATATTCCAGTTCCAAGAATATCCAAAACTTGCAAATTGATATCGATAAGAAAAAACCACGGTGCTTGTGTTTGGCACGGCAATAACCGATAAAAAATCTACAGCTCCTGCGTTTTCTATTAAGGTATTGCTTGCAAACGTAATGGAAGTCCCAGAAACAACTCCAGAACTTGCGTATCCTTTATATGAGTTAGAACCATTTTGATACCAAACAATAACTTTATCATCATAAGATGAATAAGTAGAAGTTTGTTCGCCGACTGTGACACTGTGATAAACCGCAGCAGTTCCAAAAGAAATAGATGTCCCGCTTACTGTGCCGACTCTGGCAGTACCATAGCTGCTGTTTCCAACGTCAATATAAGAAACGACTACCTTTCCAGAAACAGAGGCGTACACTATAGATACGTTAGCCGCATAAGCTGTCACAAAAACAACAGGAGTTCCAAAGGATATAGACGTACCGGATACCGTTCCGACAACTGCCGTGCCGTAGTTTGAATTGCCGTCGTCATTGTATGCAACTACTACTTTGTTGTTTCCAGAATCATAAGTTGCAGAAGTAAACCGAGCATAACCTGTATCAAAAGTTGTTGCCGTTCCAACACTGCTCGGTACTGTATTTTCCCCAACAGCCTCTACCGTACCATCGCTTTTAAGCACAACAGTCTGCCCAGAACTTAAAGTCCCAGACGCAACAAAATCAACAGCATTCTGTCCACCGCCTGTCGGCAGCAGTTCCGACAAGTTGCTCATTTATACGCTCCATCCGATAGTGCCATCAATGTAGGTCATTGTGATTTCTGCGTAGTTCTTATCAAAGATAAGGTCAGTTGCAGAGGCTGCGATGTTAGAGCCGTTACGCCCTACAGTGAATGTGTTAGCTGCTGCATCGCCTGTGCCGTCCTTTACAGTTACCGTGTCACCTGCGCTTGGTGATGCAGGTAGAGTAATGGTAATACCAGATGCTGTTGCTATGACAAACTCTCCTGCATTTGCTGCGTAGCTTATGCCTTTGAGGATTGGTAGAGCATTCTTCGAGTCTAGCTGTGTCTGAGCGTCAGAGCTTAGGTTAGACGTATAGTTTAGCGTAGTTGCATCGCCAGTGTAGTCACTGATTTGACTGACTGTGACTGAGGTTGCTACTGGTGCAACATTTACCCAAGATGCCCCGTCATAAACCTTCATCGCGTCTGAAGTAGTGTTGAAGTATAAAGCGCCTTCTACTAATGCGCCGCCTTGATTGTCTACTGAAGGATCAGAAGCCTTCTCACCCAAGTATCTAGCATCAAACTCATCGTACTTGTCAGAAGCATCCGTTGCCGATCCAGCCGCCGCTGTAGCACTTGCTTGTGCCGCATCAGCAAAACCCGAAGCATCAGATGCTGAACCTGCCGCATTCGTCTCGGCAGTTTCTGCATTAGTTTGTGCTGTTTCAGCCGCAGACTGAGCCGCTTCCGCAGCCGCCTGCGCAGCTTCTGCATTTGTCTCAGCCGTTTCGGCATTTGTCTCAGCCGTCTCTGCCGCAGCCTGTGCAGCTTCAGCCGCTGCTTGTGCTGTCTCTGCATTAGTCTCTGCGGTTTCCGCTCCTGTCTGGGCTGTCTCCGCTGCTAACTGTGCTGCTTCTGCTGCCGCCTGAGCCGTCTCAGCGTTTGTTTCCGCAGTCTCAGCGTTAGTCTCTGCTGTCTCCGCATTAGCCTGAGCAGTCTCTGCGGCACTCTGAGCGGCCTCCGCTGCTGCTTGCGCTGCTTCAGCTCCAGTTTCTGCTGTCTCAGCGTTAGTTTCTGCCGTTTCTGCTGCTGCCTGCGCTGC